GTCCCCCGCTCCGCCAAGTCCAGGAAAATCTCCAACAGCTCGTCCCGGCTCACCGGGTCCAGGCCGCTGGTGGGCTCGTCCAGGAGGAGCAGTTCCGCCCCGTGGGAGAGGGCCAGGGTCAGGGCGTATTTCACCTTCATGCCCTCGGACAGCTCCCCGGGCGTCTTGTTCTCGTCCAGGGAGAAGCGCTCCAGGTAGTTCCGGTAGGCGCCCTCGTCCCAGGCTGGATAGAACCGCGCGGTGACGGCGGTGATGGCCTTGAGCTTCTTCATCGTATAGTAGTGCACGCCGCCGGAGACAAAGCCGATGCGGCTTTTGATCTCAGTCTCGTTCCCGCCGAAGGTCTTGCCGAAGAAGCGTATCTCCCCCGCGTCCGGGTGGACGAAGTTCAGGAGGGACTTGAGGGTGGTGGTCTTCCCCGCGCCGTTGCGTCCGATGAAGCCGGTGATGGCCCCGGGCCGCAGGTCAAAGGCGATGTTTTTGTCGGCATCCGTTACGCTCCCCTTGAGAAAATCGTCGATATACAGCGCACGGACGGTTTTCAGCGGCTGCATGGCTTCGGCGTATGCTTCAGCATCGTTGGTCTTTGCCTTGATTGCCGGAATATCTCCCCTCCATTGCACATACCGCACTGGGATTCCTCCGTCCATCAGCTTGGCGCAAATCGCCGTACACAGGTGTGTTTTCCCAGTGCCGGGAGAGCCGCCGATGAAAAACCACTTGCCTTTCCAGTCGGTCAAATACTTCTCCGCCGCTTGCTTTGCGGCCCGTTGCCAATACTCCTGAGTTTGGAACGACTCAAAGGTGCAGCTATCCAGCAGTCCCAGAAGTCCGGAACGCTCCATGCGAAGCCTATTCCGACGAATGATCTCACATTTGCAGGTTCTACTCACCAGTTTGCCGCTTTCCGTGCGCCGGACGGTGTAGCCCAGCCCGCCGCAGATGTCACAGCCATGTTCCGACATGGTATTCTTGCTTTGTTGGCTGTTCACCGGCTTCCTCCTTTCTGCGCTTCTCCCATGTTCTGATGGCAGCCTTCCAGTCCTTCATGCGGTTTTTCCCAACCATCCATCCCTTGCTGGCGTAGAAATCAACGAACTGCTGTGCGTCAACCGCAGACCCCCGTTCGGAGATATAAGCCTGAACTTCGGCCAAAGAAGGCGGAGAGAAGCGCGCCTCGCGCGCATTATTCTCGCTTCTCGATTCTCGTATATCGATTCCCGATTCTCGATTCTCGAATACGGGAACATCTGCATTCATTTGTTTGCAAATGATTTCATCTGCTTGCGTAGGCTCTACAGGCTCAGGATATTTGCTTTCCTTTGCTCTCTGGTTCTGATACTTACCCCATGTTGGTAGGTAGAGGAAGCGCTTGCCCTGTGAAGTATAAAGGGCAACCAATCCAGCACTCGCCAGTCCATGAAGGGCGTTTTCTACAGTTTTCAGAGTAAGATTTTCTTTCAAAGGGAATAGCCTGTTTTTGATAATTGCGGC